TGTTTCTGGCATTATTTGCAATAATTCACTAGCAGTTGCAGTAAGATACTCTGTTAGGTTAGCATCTACTGTTCCAGTTCCTACTAAGTGCTGTACTCTTTCTTTGAATGTTGCCATAATTATCCTTGATCAAAGGGGGAGCATGCTATAGTCATTTTCACTCCCCCTTTAACTCTAATCCACGTTACGCTGTTATTTTGAACAGCTTATGAGATTCGATTAACTGTACACCAAGACCTTCGTCAGACATATACTGATCTTTCACGCCATCAAAAGCATTATCTTGCTTAATGTTAGCTTGATAGACCATAGGTCTGTACTGGGCATGGAACAAGTTCTCGTCAGATACTACGACCATGTACTTGTTGTAAGGCCCACGTAAAGCAGGTGTTGGAATTAACTGTAGCATTCCATGAGGAGTTTCTAGTACTCTGTAGTTGAAACCTAAAGCATCACGCTTCATGTCACCTAAGTTTACTGTCCATCCAGATTTTCCAGCCATGTCAGTTGAACCATCCATTTTAGACCAATGTCCCAAAGCACCAGCTCCACAGAATGCACGCTTAACGCCTGCTTCTGGGACATACTGGAATACTTGTTCCATATCGTCTACAAAGTTGCCATACTTATAGTTGGCATCTACTGTAAAGATGTTCTGATCATCGCCTGAGGTTGCACCATAATCTTCGATTGCAGGGATAAGACCATAAGTTGTACGAATGATATTACCATCTGAATCCACTCTTCCATTATCAGCAAAAGAATCTGAAGAACCAGAAAGTCCAGTTCCACCTAATCTCTTACCAAATAAGAAAGCTTTTTCTTTCTGCATTTTGTGCTCTTCAGCTTTCATTCTACGAAGACGAGCAAGTTCACTTGACTCACCACGTAGTACAGAAGCTTCAAGAGTTCCTGTGATCTGTAAAGGTGTTTTAAAGATCTGACAGGAATTCCATACAGTTGTTAGTTCATCAGCCCATGCATCTGGAGATGAAGAACCTTCACCTCTAGCATTACCAATAACAACACATACGTCATTATCAGCTAACGTTACTGCTGATGCACCTAGATTAATAAATGTAGGTTCACCACCTGTACTTACAGACTTTACTACTGCAATTGCTTTCTTAGTGGTTTTTCCTGAATTCCAAATCTCAACCTGTAATCCAACAAAGGAAGAATCGCATACAGCAGGTAAACCTACTGTTCCATCAACTGGACATGCTAATCCTGTGTCGTTTGCAGGTAAAGAACCTGGGGTTGTTTTATTTAATGAAAACTCTTGTTTTACCCAAGGGTTTCTGTGCTCAAACATTTTAAAAATAGGATCTGGCACATCACGTGATTCTCGGTTAGAAACAAGAGTCGTAAATGGTGCTACATCAGTCCATAGTTCTTTTGTGACTTGAGGATCAACGTAGAAATCTCTACGATCCTTATAAAGAACAGAACTAGCTCCACCATTGTATAGCTGTTTTTCTGTTGCCATTTGTGACTCCAATCATCATTTTGTTATTATTATTTCCTACCCAGTAGAGCATCACTAAACAACTGTTCTTCATTCCTAGGCTGTTCGGCTTGTCCAGACTGCACTACTGCAGTTTTTGGAACAGATAGCCTTTGAGCTTCGTTCTGCATTTGTTGAGTTCTCTGCTGTACCTGAGGGTTAGGGTTGTTCCTTAACTCAAAGAGCTTTGCTAAATTATCGAGAGTAAGGTTATCTGGACTGCTTGCCCATTGTACGAACTGCTGTGACTTATTCTGATCCCATCCATATGAATTAATAGCGTGGCTGTGTGCCTGCTGTCTCATCATATTGTCTTGCTGTGTTTTCATCTCATGATCGTATGCTTGTTGCATTTCGCTTTCTCGCTGTTCGTCCTTGTCTTTCAAGAATCCAATATAATCATCACGATATTGTTCTTTAGCTAAGCGATGCTTAAACGAATCACTATCTGGATCTGAGTAAGCATCTATCTCGTTGTAGGCAACTGGTCTTTCAGGTGCTGTTGGCTCCTTCAATGAAGGCTCTTGCAATCCTTGATTAGGGTATGCTTGAGCTTGTCCATTGGAGGGATCAGCATTCTGTCCTTGAGTTCTGTAGTAATCTACTTCTTCCCTCAAAGCATTCAGCTCTCCCTTGGCTTTATCTGCCTGTGACTGCCAGTACTCGAAACGAGTTTGGTCTTCTTTTGACGAAGTGACCATCTCGCTGGTTTCTGTAATTGGTTCCTGTACTTCAGCTTGTGGCTGTGGTACTTCAGCTAAGGGAATACCTGCAGGTTCAGTTTGAACTGCTGTATTATCTATTGCTGGTTGGTCAGCATTACGTACTTCCAAAATTTGATTATCTTCCATTTGTTCCTTTTCCTTTACGATTTGTTATTATCAGCAATCGCTTTCTTCAATTCTTATCTAGGAGGTCTTGGGCCTATGTAATCACGATAAGGAACTTCATTATCCCCATCATACTGCAATGACTGAAGGGGATTTGTAAACTCATCCATCCCCCACATAACTGGATCATTGTCAGGATTCCCTATAGTGTTTTGTATATTTTGATATCCATAATCCATACCACCTTTACCACCATATTCATGTACATCTCTTTTAGCTGTTTCCCATTCACTTTCAACACCCATCTGGTAAGGATTATATTTATCTATTGGGCTAACGCCATCTGCTTCGTAGCTCTGTGCGTATTTCCCTGCTCTCTGTACGCCTGACACAACTGGTTGCCCAGCCAATGGCTCATTGTTTTCTGGTACACCTTGTCCTAACTGACCTCTATAGTTTTCCATAGCTGATGCAGTTAGTTTGCCCATTTTCCCATCTACGTCTAGCATGTTACCATCGCTATCTTTAAACCCAAGGCTATTAAGTGTAGTTTGCATACTCTTAATTCCTTCTGCATTTAGTTTGGAAGGATCTTTCATCATCCTATCTAATAATAATCTTTGTTCTACTGCAGGGATATCTCCTTTGGCTACTGAAGTACCCACCGTAGCATCTGGACTACCTATCTGATCTGGTGGGCCTTGTTCGTCTCCTGCTAGTAAATTAGTAGTAGCATCTGTATAATAAGGACTAGCCTGTCTATTGACTCCATAATCACCATGTATACCAGAATCCATTAATTGTGCTTGCCTATTCATTTCTGCAGGATCTTGATTAGCATAATAATTCATCATCTCTTGAGCTTGTGGTGTCATTGCACCCTGTTGCTGTTGAGCCATAGCTTGTTGCAAAGGAGATGTGCCAAATCTTTGTTGTGGAGGCTGAGACAGTTTATGTTTGAGATCACCCATCTTAGCTTTGAACTTGCCCATGTAGTCACTCATTTTTTTACGACTATCGCCTTTTTGCCTAGATTTTGCTTTCTTGGCTCTTTCTTCTTTCCAATCTTTAAACCCTTGTATCGGCATCTTATTCGTCCTCTATGCTTAGTAGCTCTTCATTCATTTGTCTTTGTTTATTATCAGCTACTGGTTCCACCTCTTCCTTCGCTTTTTTAAGCTCGTCACCTAATCTGGTAGTATATAGCTTTTGAGCCATTTCTACCTTTGCTTCAGCTTTGGCTAATTTCTTTTCAAATTCTTTTACTTCTACACGCTTACGATCATGCAATGATTCACGTTGTGCAGTTTGTAAGTCACCTTTCAGTTTCTTAATCTCTTCAGACTGTGATTGTACCTGTCCCTGTAGTTGTTGCATTTGTCCTGCTCTTTCTAGGACACCTTCCATATCAGCAACATCTGTTTGTTTCAGTACTTCTGTTTGATCTATTAAACCTGCTTGGTGCAATTGCATATAATATTCAAACCTTGCCCATCTATTCGATGGTAACGTAGATCCAGACATTACAATAACGTCATATTTACCAATGGTTATATCATTCACCTTACCCATGTAATTACCAATGTCATCATAGATTGGAGAATTCATAGTAACTTCTTTAGGCATATTATTAGGTTGCATCAGTCTCATTACTTTTTCATCTTTGTACACATACTGTATCAGTCCTACAACCACCTTAGCCATTTGGTTAATACCTTCTTCAATATCATCACGTTTGGATTTGATACGTCTTTGCCCATATTCATCCATAGCCACAGTACCTTTAAAGGTTTGTGGTGATGCACCAACGTCTCCTTGCATCATTGCGTATATACCTAAGATTCGCTCAATATCAGCTTTTGCATCAGCCTCATTCTTATACAACTCATTTGGTAGGGGGACAGGCCCTGCTACAATTGGAGTACCTAATTCTGGATCGAACTCAATTACTGCTGTCCCTGCTCTTCCCCAGTCTTCTTCCAATTGTTTACGATTAATAGCACCACGTGGTATAAGGAGTTTTGTATTTGTGGATGTTGAAGCATGAGCTATGATCAATGAACGAATCTTATTTATGTACTCTTGCAATCCCTTTACCAGTCGTACATCACTTAATGGGTATGGATTTCTATTCCATCCATTCATGATAGGTACTACTGGATACTCCTCTATAGGTAATACAATTTTGTATAACTCTTCGTCACCTACGTGAACACATTGCATTACCTGACATATCTCAATGTCATTAACCATTATCTTTTTATCATCTACTAGATGACCTTTTGTGATAAGGTCTATCTTTGTGGTGCTATTGGGAATAGATCCTGCATTCTCTTCCCCTGCTACAGGGAACCCTTGTCCTGTATTGGGATCTATCTCCATATGAAAAGTATCTCCATTCTTTTCATGTACTTCTGTATAATCAGCAACTGTCTTGCTGTCTGTAAAATATTGTACTCCCTGTGGAGAGGTAAGCATTATTGCAGGTTCTTCTAAGAACTTATCAAACTCTTCTTCATTAAGAATCTTTCTTTCGTCTCTAAAAGGATCGTATACTTTAAAATAAGGTTGCCATACTTTGTAGTATCGCTCTATTAATTCTAATTCACGTTCTTCTGTAGTGCTTGTTCCAAATTGTCTCCTCTTTAAGGTGACGTCCTGTGACTCTTTACCATATCTCGATTCAGTAGGTATATTTATATAACTAGTTTCTTGAGAATTCTTAATCACATCTTCATGCTCTGGGTAAGCTTTTATCAATGCATCTTCTGATACGAGCTTAGCAACAATAATATTACTAGCGTCTCTACAGAATGCATCCTTAGATGAGGGATCTATAAAGACCTCTAAGGGATCTAGAGACTTTATCTTCACCTCACCAGAGCCAAAGTCAGCATCTGGATCTACATAAGAGAATAATACTCCCATACCTTTTACATAGTAATCATCAATGGCTTGTTTTAATTCAACATTACCATTAGATAAGTCCCATACATAAGCCATGATATCTGAGAACATCCTGCCAACTCTGTTGTCACTTGTTTCTCGTCCAGTAGACTGGAACTTAGGCTTATTAGATGTCAACATAGCTTTAGCCTGCTCTACAGCAGAGTATACTATATTAACTACGATAGGTTGTTGTGAACGATTTTCTAATGCTGTGACTTCTTCGTCAGTCCATTGTTTGCCATTCCTGAACTCGTTGTCTTCCACAGCCTGCTTTGCCCAGTTCTGCCTTGCAGAGGCGTATTCCTTGAGCAAATCTTGGGTGAGCTGAGTGCTCGGGGTTTTTTCTGTCATATATATACGTATTTAAGTTGCGTAGCTAACGCAGTTACCCCTTTATACGTTAAAGTATTACTTTAAGTTCCAAATTATTTTAAGATACTTTCCAACTAAGAGTATTCTTATTATAATTCTCTTGATCCTTTTTAGTTATTTCTTCTGTATGGTTTGGTCTATACATCCCTTTCATGGCATAATACATTCCATCTAATAAGTCATCATGTTTGCCACGTGGGTATAAGAGGAGTTCGTTTTTTAAGTCCAGCATATCTTTCTTCATATACATCTTTCCTTGAGTAAAGTATGGTTCCATAGTCTCAAGTCTGCTAGACTTTGCTGTTCTAGGGTTTTCTTTGATCTCGAGTCCTGAGATAAAGATCCCTTCTTCTTCACATCGTGTGCGTAAGTATTCTCGTAGCATTTCTTGATAGCCAACACTCTCAATACGCACCTTAGAAGG